ATTCTGAATAGTCTAGTTTCAAGAAATCAAAATTTTCCTTCTTAATAATTTCTAAAGTTTTGGAATATAAGTTTGGAACAAATCTATTGAATCCGTTTCTACAAACCCCATCCTTCGGATGGAAAAACATATCGTCTTCAAAAAATAAATAATAATCTAAATCAGTTTGGTCAAAATGTTCTGCAATCCATTGTCTTCCACCACAGATACCTAAATTATCTTTTTTAATATGTTCGAAACCAAACTCATTACAAATTGCCAAATATTCTTCGGTAGTTGATAGGTCAGTTGAATTATCCAACAAAAACTTTTTAGTTTTCAAAATATAATCTTGGTCGTAAGATAACATTGAATCTATTAAAGTCTTAAATTGTTTCGGACTATTGAATCCAATTACATACAATCCAACTTTATTTGTATCTAAATTTGATACCCCTCTTGTTGGATTTTCAGACTTAACAACTAACGTTTCATTCTTAAGGTCTTCAAAAAATTTACTTATAAGTCCATTACCCTCTATTTCAAAATAATTAATTAAATCTGAATGTTTATAACACATGATTGAAAAGATTGATTCTTCAGTTCCCATGTATCCCTCATTTAGAGTGGAACTTAATAACCCATAATAGATAGAATTGATGTCTGTTATGGTGTGTTTAGGTCCTCCAAAAAACCCACCTCTAGCAACTTTGTTTACTTTGTCTCCAGCAATCTCATTTAAAACAGGAGAATTGAATCCATGAATTTCACTTGTTGCTTCATATGGAAAACAAATGAATGAAAATTTTGAAATAAATTTAGGTAACTTATCCAATACTTTATCGTGTGTAAAATAACCTGGATGAACTGTGTTTGCAATACCACCATCAATCCAAAACAAGTATTCTGAATTGAACTGGTCCATAATTTTAGCATCATGTAGTAGGAATACCTTAGACATAACCAAAGGGTTATAATATTCAAGTCTTGCTTGAGTTGAATCTTTCAACCACCCAACTTGATTTGACCATTCAGGATTTGTTCTAATGTTTTGAATTTTGTCAAAGAAGTCATTCTTAAACCAAGAAACATCTCTAACTATAAATTGAGTGTTCTCAGACGTTCTTTTTCTAAAAACAAGTTCTCTTAAACTTTCATCACCGAAAACAATCATGTTTTCTTCAACTTCTAATAGTCTTTCGAATCTATCTAAATAATGTTGATAAGGTCTTGACCATCCCTCAGACAGTTCACCTCTACCAATATCCCAAATACCTGTTACTAAAGTTACTCCGTTCATATCTTATTTTTTAACTCTACAAGTCCAAACGACACTTTCGAACTCCTCTTTATTATAAATTTCCAAATCATTTCTTTCCGAAGACTCTTTAATATCTGAATCTTTGATTTCATGCCAATTCCAAATTTTTCCGAAAATTTGTTCTTTAAATATTTCAGAATTTTCTGCATAATCGTGCGCTAAGATAAAATCACCGTTTTTTAGATAATTTGATAGGAGATTGAACTCTCTAATTTTATCACCACCATCACATAAAACTACAGTGGTTCCCTCTGATTTTATAAAATCAATAACTTCGTTTTCAACGACAGTATAATTTTCTAAAAAAACATTTTTTATTCTCACATCAATACCCATATCACTTAAATCTTTATACCATGATTTATAATGAATATCATATGTTAGAATGTCACAAGGAATATTCATTCTATCACAAGCGTATTTTAAAAAACAGGTAAAACCACCTAAAGAAGTTCCTATCTCTAAAATTCTTTTTGGTTTCACATCCCTAATAAAGTTGTGAAACACTTCGAATGCGTTGAAATTTTGTTGAGCACCCCAACCTTTGTATGTGGATATACTATCGTTATGCTCTAAGCTACATTTTTTGGTTATATTATTTTCGTAATTCATTTTATAAATTTATAATTAATTTTAATAAATTGTATTTTTCAAAATACTTTTTCTTAATTTTCCTAATGGAATCTATATTTTCAGAATATATTTCTTCTGCATTATTGTTCACGTATTCTAACAAATTTTTTATTTGTGTTAAATTGTTAATATCTTCAATTAAAAGATACCCTCCTTCAGGATATATTTCTTTAATATTTTTACATCCATAATAAATTGGGATAGTGTCCGTTAACACACTATCGTAAAATTTTTCAGTAATCCAATTTTTGTGAAAGTCATTTTCAATTGCAATATTGAATCTATAATCAATAAGAGCGTCTTGTCGTTTAGGACTAAGAGATGTTCCACCATATCCGTCAATAAAAGGTAAGGTTTCGATTAATTTAAAAATTTCAAATCTTTGGGGGTATAAACAAGTTGCCCCATTGTTGGTGTTGAGTTTAGTAATTGATGATGAAATATTTTTAGATTTTACAAATTGTTTTTCACCTACATTTTCATAGGACCAAAAATCCAAAGAATCAATCCAAGGACCTCTCCCACCGTAAAAGGTGTGAGCAGTTGTTTCTATACATTCACCAGTATATAACTCTTTCGAGAAACCTAAAACTTTAACCCCATTCGGTAAAACTTTCTGGTGAGTGCCAATCCAACTTGGTTCGTGAGGTAGAACATAAGATTCACATCCATCCTTAACGTCTTCAGAAACGTAATTGAAGAAAATTATCATATCATACGAATCATCATAAACAAATTCAATACCACTCAAATCTATGTCTGGCGTAAGAAATTGTTTTAATAATCTATACGTTATATTTTCAGATTTATCCCAATGGGCGGACAATTTAATTTTTTTCATAAATAATCTTTTCTGTAACACCATTCTCAATATTGTGGTTGAGATTGTTTGATTCTAAAAGTTCTTTAATGTAATCACCGTTTGTTTTTATAAACTCTTCTAAGTTGTCTTTATGGACACAAACGTGGTCCGATGGGTAAAAATAATCTAAAAAGTAGATGTAATATCCAAAATTTCTAAGTATTTCAAATAATTCTGCAACACCATAATTGAAACGTCTTAATTGATGGTCTTCCATCTCTATTATTATAGTTGGTTTACTCAAACTAATTGTATTTTGAGCACCACTCAGAACAAATTTTTCATACCCCTGAACGTCAATTTTTATAAAATCTAACTTCGGTATCTCAAGAGAATCTAAAGTTTTGACTTCGACTTGTTCACCCCCAACACCTAAACTTAAATCACCCATATGTATACTTGGATTGTTGTAATCAATTGGAGACATTTCCTTAGTCTCATTCTTGTCTCCAACACCACAGTTAAACAACTTAACATTTGTAATATTGTTTTGTTCTATACTCATTTTTTGAACATCATGAATATATTTTTGAGGCTCGAAACTATAAACACTTTCACAGTAAGGAGAACATTTAATTGAGTGCCACCCATAGTTACTACCAACGTCAACAAAAACAGAATTATTTTTTAAATTCCTTTTAAGGAAATCAACAATATGAGGTTCCCAACTTTTACTGTTGTGAATACTAACACCACTCCAATCGTTTGGAAGTGTATTTATGATAAAATTATCAGTTTTTGTTTTTAAAGTTTCCATAATTAACTATTTTTTATTTCCGTTGAAAAAGAACCCGAAATGATTTTGTAAATCACCGTAATTTAAATCATATAAATTATCATATCCTGCATATTTTGCACTTATACCCATTTCAAACCCATCTCCCCAACTACCATTCCCACCGTTTTGACTTTGCATTATACCATTTAACTCAGACCATTTATTTGCAAAAATTTCTAACTTTTCTTTATTATATTTAAAAATTAAAAAGTGTTCGCTTGGGAGACAAGAATCCATAATCGGGTCATTTAGGTCCCAACTTAAAACATTGTATGAAAGAATTTTATGAGAAAATAAAGCACTTCCAGTTTCAATATGTTGTTTAACCTCATTTTTTAAAATACAATTAAGTCTTGTAGCGACAAAATCATATGACCCCATCAATTCATTTAATCTGAATTCGGAAAAATCATTCCAAAAATTACTTTTGATATCACCATCTACATAAAAGATTACATCATAATCATTAGGTAAATCTTTGAATGCCAAATATTTTAAATTGTAATTAAATTCACCTCCGTTTTTATATGTGAACATAGAGTTTTCAGGAACATTATTCCTAACACTAAAACGAGGATTATTTATTTCATCAAAATATTCAACATTATTTGTGGTTAAAAGAATATCGTGAGAAGAATTAGATAATATTTCATTAACCAAATTTTTAGAAGCATTTAAATAAAAATCATTTCCTGTCGAAATTGATAAAAATGTAAATAATATTTTCATGATAATAGAATTCTATTGAATTTCTCCATTATTATTTCTGGACTAAATTGTTTATATGGGGTATCATAATCTTCGTATTTGATATAAATTTGAAGGTTTTCAAAAATATCTAACACGTCTTCATAACCTTTGTAAATTATTGCTCTTTCGTTTAAAATTTCCAAATGATTATTTTCACCTGATAATCCATATGTTATTATGGGTTTATTTGATAAAGCGAACTCTGAAACCGCGAGTCCGAAAGTTTCTCCACCACTTCGTGCGTGAATCATTGCGTTACACGCATTAACAAATGCAGATTTTTCTTTTAAGTCGTAATTACCCGGAAAAAATTTAACTTGTGGGTGGTCAACAAAAGATGTGAAATTCATAAAGATAAAATAAATATCATCACGTTTTTTTACAACATCTCTAATAGCGTTTTTTACAGATTCTATATTGAATTCGGTTGAACCACCGTATCCGCCGAAAACAATTGCGTCTTGAGGTATATTCTGTTTTTCACGAAAATTATATTCTGAGTCAGGTAATTTCTCACATATGTGTGGTAATGAATGCGTCTCAGGATTATATCCTTGGTCTTTAGCCAACCAATCCGATACATAAAAATATTTGTGTCCGTGAGGGTCATTAAACCTAAAAACAGCATGCACCAAAGTCGGTATTTTGGTTAAACAATAACCATCATTTGAACCCATCTTAATTAAATACAAAAAATCAAAATTATTCTCCAAAAGGTAGTTTTCATAATTCCACCAATCTAAAATTACAACTTCAAATCGATTTTTAAATTTTTCATATGCACTCATATCTCTATTTGGAAAAGTGAATATGACGCTTTTATTACCTAGTATTTCTTCATTGTATTTTGCATACTGAAATAATGCCACCTCAGTGCCTCTTATACTTAACTGATTCGTATGAAATGCAATTTTTTTTGAACTCATATTATTTTAGAAAAAATTTAGCTTACGTGAGCATGGGTTAATTGACCTGTAATTCTATCACACCATCCTTTTGACTCTGAGTGTGGCCATACAACCCAATATGTTGGTGTTTCTGATGTTTGGAATTCTCTCCACACTTTACAATACTTATCGGGGTCATTCATCATTCTACTGATTTCCGCTTTATCAGCATCTTTTCTAAATAAAGTTTTATCCTCTTTATTATGAAATGCAACCACCCAAAAATCATAATCTTTTTCAGGAACTTGGGTGTATCCAATATCAATACAATGTTTGAATACAACAGCAAAATCATTTTTCCAATCCTCTTCTGTCACATAATCATATGGATTCGGTGCGTAGTTTTTATCTAATGTATATTGTTGAATTGCTCTTTTTTCAAACAAAATCCCCGCATACTTTTCATATTCTCTTAAAGTTCTTTCAGGTCCAAAACCATAAGGTCCGTCATGTCCTTCTTGTTTTTCACCGTCCATACCAAATAACTTTCTATTAGTTAAGTGAGAAATCCTATTTCTTTCACCCCAACCTTTATCATCATCCCATTGTTTTGTTCTACCCTTACGAGTATATTCGTGATAAACAACAGGAACGTGTGGATGGAATAAATCATAACCCCATGTGTATGCTCTTACTGCGATTGAAATTTCTTCTCCGTGGAAATAATATTCAGGATTGTGTTGAACCTCAACTGAGAATTGACCTAAAGTAAAACAGAAGTGAGCTGAATAGAATCTTGCTGTTACAGGTTTTTTAAGTTCTCTCCAACCTGGAATTGTTTCAGGTAAAAAGAACACGGCACCTTCAGGAATAAATCTATCGAATGCCATTCTCCAAGCATCTTGTGCTCTCCCTGCTGGGTCGTTTTCAGGGTCAAAAGACGGAACATAACCCGTAAGTAGAGGCTTTTTGTAACCGTCTTTTTGTAGACCCTTTATCATTTTAATTAAGGTTTCATCCCAATCTTTTTCAAATCTCATGTGGGAATCAATCTGCATTGTATATTCCTCACCATCATACAATTGTTGTGTTAGGTTTCTTGCCCAACAAACACCTTTAGCTTCTTGGTAAGGAATGTCTAAGATTTTAAATCTTTTATCTTTTCTGAATTCATCAAGGTTATCAAAACCATCTGTTTCGCTGAATTGTCTTGCAATCGAGAAAACCAAGTTTTTCGGTTTCTTTGCATTTGCAATCATATCTTTTAAGGTTGGAACCAATTGAGGGTCTCTGTAACTTGCAATTTGTATAAAAATTTTACTCATAAATTATATTTGGTATAAAAATAAAAAACCCTCTACAAAAGTAGAGGGTTATATGTAATTTTAATTTTTTTATGTTATTAACAACCGTTAGGGTCAACCGAGGTCACCTCACCTGCTCCACCTGTAATTTGATACCAAGCCACACCGTTTGAATAATATCCGTTAGGTGCTGGAGTTGATGTTGAACTATCGGTATATAAGAATTCACCAATATTTGGACCAGGTCCACCAACTAATGGTGCGTAATAGTTAGAAGGTGATGAACCAAAGTCAGAACAAGCTGTTGCTGAAGATGCCGCATCATATCCTAAACTATATGTATAATATCCAATTGTTTGAGTTGGTGTTGGGGTCAATGTTGGAGTAACTGTAGGTGTAATACTTGCCGTTGGAGTAACTGTAGGTGTTGGAGTAGGACTTGCACATGAACTAAATGCACCTAATTGAGCTCCATCTGAATCGACTTCAGTAACCACACCATTGTATGAGTAGAATCCAGCCATGTCCGTTGTAACAGGACCTGTTGCTGAATCGTAGAATTGTGCATTTTGGTCAAAGTTTGATAAATCACCCCAAATTGAAACTGAAGAACCTACGTGACAAGCATCATATGCACTTGCTCCTGATGATGATACAAACTCAAATCTAGCTTGAGTTGGTGTTGGTGTTTGTGTTGTTGTTGGAGTAATTGTTGGAGTAACCGTTGCAGTCACAGTTGGTGTAGGTGTAGGTGTTTCTGTAGATGTCGGAGTAATAGTTGTTGTTGGAGTCACTGTAGAAGTAACTGTAGGTGTTGGTGTATTTGTAGGTGTTTCTGTAGGTGTTTCAGTATTTGTTGGAGTTGGTGTTACAATACCGACACAACCATCAGGTTCTACGGCAGTTATTAATCCCGCTCCACCTGTTATTTGATATAATGCAGTTCCATTAGAATAGAATGCATTTGTTGCTGGAGTTGATAGCGAACTATCGAGATATAATGTTTCACCAATGTTTGGTCCAATGCCACCTGCTAATGTTCCGAATAATGTTTGTGGTGCTACGTTAAAGTTATTACATGCGTCATTTGTTGTTGTTCCAGTTCCTAATACATAAGTATAATATCCTATTGAAGGAGTTGGAGTTTGAGTTTGAGTTGGTGTGATTGTTGGAGTTACACTAACCGTTGGAGTTACTGTTGAAGTAACTGTTGGAGTTTGTGTGTTTGTTGGTGTAGGAGTTTGTGTAACACAAGGTATAACCGCACCTACTGTTGTTCCACTAGAATCAATCTGAACAACATCTGCACTATAACTATAATAACCCGTCATATCGATTGTTACCGGACCCGTTACTGAATTATAGAATTGAAAGTTTAAATCAAATGACGATACTTCACCATAAATTGTTGTCGGGTTAATTCCCTGACAAGCAATTTCTGCAGTTGTTCCCGATGTAACTGCGAAACTATTTCTCGAGTTTGTCGGTGTTACTGTTATTGTTGGTGTAACAGTTGGAGTAACTGTTGCCGTTACACTCGGTGTTGGAGTTACTGTAGAAGTAACCGTAGG